GTTATTCCAGATACGGGCAGCGTCATAGTATATGTGGGAAGCGAGGCATTAGCCAGATTCAAATTAGTCATCGTGAAGTCCTTTAACTGTTTTTACTGAATTTTCGGAAATAGTTGGAAAATGTCTGATGGCTTTGTGCCACTATTGTTTGTGTATCCAATGTATTCCGAACTGTACTTTCTGAAGTTTAAAATCACTTCTTGTCGCAGAAAGTCATTGTCTTTGTCGTATGACAATTGCAGATCGCCTATAGACTTGGGGTATACCTCTTCAACAATAAATCTGTGGGTGGGCTTGTCTGATCTCGTCAGTATGTCTATCCTCATATCACAAACGTAATCATTGTAGTACTGAAATTTGTAGTCGTCTCTTCGGCACACAAGGTTGAACCAGTCTTCGAAGAATTTTCTCTCTCGCATATCAGCAGACAGCAACACGGATAGAGTCATTTCTCCTGCATAGATTGCTTCATACGGCATATTTCTTGCTGGACCGTAGAATCTGTACGGAACGGTAGAGAACGATCTTCCTGGAACAGTGACGGAATCACATCTTACGGTCATGTTTCGCAATTGATCGTAGTTTCCAGTGTTGAATATTTGGGGAACACCAAACAAAACCTCATATCGGTTGCTGAAAGCAACGCTTGATCGGTTTATTGCTTCAAATATCTGTCCGATTCCAGCGGAGACATCTGCCATTACGTTTTTCCTTGTACGATTTTTTTCCGTGTGTGTATGTACACGATTTCTGGTTTTGCTTCTCTGAATCTTCCTATGCTATGGTTTACCATTTCTTCCCACATATCAAAAGGAACAACAACGGGTCTGCGTTTCATTCCTTTCCACAGATAACTTCTGTAGCAGGGTTTGAAAAATCTGAATTTCTTTCTTGCTGCTAGTCTATCGTAATCAATCAGTAGACGCGATCTCCACTCTTGACTCCCTTTTATTGTCGGTAAGTCTCGCATTACAGAATCAAACAGGTATTTTCTAAAGTCGTCCCCCAAAAAATGTAGATTTACCCCTTCGAAGCCACCACGGTACACATTAGTTACGAGTACTAGAGGAAACGAATCGTAATATGTATTTCTTGAAATATGGGATTTGCTCACGGGCTTGTATTTGAAAAATATGAGTTGACCTTGAAAAAGACGGGTGGGAACAGATAGTTTCTGATCTTGCTGCACCATCTGGAGAAACCTGATGTACAACTGATCCGTTGCCCCTAGAGCAGTGGTTGTTTCTTCTATCAGAGCGAGTAGTTCTGTTTTTGGATCAGACGGTTTCATTTTGGTTTTCCGAACAAATCGTCCTCTGTTAGTATTTTGAACTGCCACCCTCTTGTTTCCGATACTCGTTTTGCTGCTTCCCATTTAGCCTGATTGGTGATCCAGGTTTTAACCTCTGTGATGTATCCTTTGGAAATCCTAGATTTCTTTTCTGGTTCGCGGCACTGTTTTTTTGGTTTTATTTCAACCAACCAAGTTTTTACTCCCTCTGGAGTCTTCAGTTCCACTAGAAAGTCTACAAAGTAACGGTGCTGCTTTTTGTCTATGGGACTCACATACGGTATTACCACTTCTTCGGAAGCCCATCGCAGAACATTTGTGCTGGTGTCACAGTATTTCATGAACTTTCGTTCCCACATACTTCTATAGATAATCTTTGTGGGATCTCCCATATATTTGGTGGGATTGGTGGGGGAAAAAAATCCTTTGTACGCCATACTAAATATGTAGTCGCAAATCAGAGGAATTCCATGTCTGCCATTCCAAATCCATTCCCATTGTTTACTACAGATGGTAAGCCTTTTGTCGCCACCAATCGGTATGGCACGGGTAGGTACAGCGAGCAATTCTACAACGATCAAATAGCCGATCCCGTACTCAAAAGTCTTGATGGAACTCCTGCCAAGCGCAGGGGATCGCGCACCCGACCGTCTGTTATGCGCTATCCATACGATCTTGGAAATGCACAGGTGCCCCATGCAATGCAGTTCAAGATATTTTGGAGGTGGGAGAACAAGGATGTGGTTCAGAGTCTGAACTCTCAAAAAGCCGAAAGTGTAAAAATGATCGGCAATCTCAACACCCTTTCTAGTTTGGTTGAAGGCGGAAATCTTACACCTGATATGTTGCTGAAAAGCCCTTTGTCCAACGAGCAAGTTTCCGCGTATTCCGACATAATAGATGATCCGAATTATCTAAAGGTGGTTGATCCTAATGCCAACGATAACATGGCAACCCTGTTGCAGAACAATCCAGGTAAGGCTAAATCAGTTTTAGAAGAAACTGTTCGATCCGAACAAATGCGAATAACAAGCATAGAGAACGAGTTGAGTAACGGTGCAGGTAGAGTTGGATTAGACGAAAGTGAGCGTTTGCAAATTCAAGACCGAACAAGCACCTCTATTTCCAATCTTGATATTGTACAGGGTGCTTTGGTTGGTGGGGGGGTCGGTTTGCTTGCAGGCAGCGCAGTTGGCGCGCCAGTTCCTGGTGCTGCAATAACAGGAACGGGAGTAGCAGGCACAGTGGGTGTTGCAAAAGCCGCAACGAGAGAGCCTGTGTATGACCAAATGGTTTCAATTTATCTTCCGTTTTGCACCAAAGTGAACAACGAAGATTCCTTTTTGTATGAAGATCCATCGCAAGCGATTATTGGTGGTGTGGTTGATTTTCTTGGAAGACCTGTGGACACCGCTGCTCAGGGACTTCAAGCACTTGTTCAGGGATCGCTTGACAAGATTTTGCCTGGTAGTGTTGGAGTGGGAACAGGAAAAGTCATAAACCCAAGACTGGAAAAACTGTTTAAACAAAAGGATTTTCGAAACTTCTCTTTTTCTTGGGAATTTTATCCAAGAACACAGCAAGAGGTTCAAGAAATCAAAGATATTATCGAAACTTTTCGATACCACTCCCATCCCGCGAGAATGGAAGAAGTTGCTGGCGATGCGGAATCAGATGTTCTTGTTGTGTTGAGGGTTCCTGCCGAGTTTGAGATTAGGTTTCTTTCAACCAACCCAGATCGCGGTCAAGCGGGTTTTGTCGAAAACGAATACTTGCCAAAGATCGCTAGATGTGCGCTGGTATCGGTGGCAGTTGATTACACTCCAAATTCTGTTTTCAGCACATTTGTCGATAATTCTCCCACAGCAATCACGCTTACGCTTAACTTCAGCGAAATGGGAATTCTTACACGCGATGCTGTTGAGAGAGGTTTCTGATGGCATATTTTTCCAAATTTCCTGTACTACAGTATCCTGTCCGAGACGGAAACACATTTCGTTACGCTTTGGTGACAAACATATTGCGTAGAGTGGTTCTCAGTGATGATGTAAAGGGAGCCGATGGTGCTTTTTTAGAATACAAGATAAAAGATGGAGAAAGACCAGAGCATATTGCTGAGAGAGTATACGGTGACGCGGAGTACCACTGGCTTGTTTTGTTGACCAACAACATTATTGATCCGTATCACGATTGGTGTAAAACAGGACAAGCCCTAGAGCAGTACATACAGCAAAAATATCCTGGTTATACCATTTACATATCGAATACAAACGGAACACTGTTTTACTCTAGCCTTGTCGGGCGTGGTAGCACACTAGCACAAGGTGGGTTAAACACGCAAATTTTAGAATACAATCCACAATACTCTAAATTGGTTGTTCGTGGTGGAGACTTCAGCGAAGGAACTGCCACTATTGGTGTTTCTGGAGGTGTGTCCCTTTCTGTCAGCATCAAGCGAGTAGAACCGACTGCACAAGCACTCCATCATTTTGAAATAGAACACACTAGCGGAATATGTGGCGCAAACGAACTGTTTCAGCCTGATCCAATGAGTCAGAGAACTGCTAGTTTTTCTGTTGTTGGTGGGATGGTTGGAATCACTCAAGACGAATATCCTTCCTCTAGTTCGGGAATCAACTATGCTGGATCTGGAATCGTAGAGTTTTGGGAAACGTATATTGGAACGTATATGGGAGTTTCTGGCTCTAAAAACAGTACATACGCTGTTTCCAATTACAGTTATGAAAACGCGGTGAATGAAAGCAAAAGAACCATTAAAGTGCTACATCCCCGTTTCAAACGACAAGCAATTGCGGAACTAGAGTCTTTATTGAGGGTTTGATATGTCAGACATTCAGGGGCATGGTTCAAATTTAGCAGCCGGAAACTACAAACTAGAAAAGTTTGTGGTGTATTCTTTGATCGGAAACAAAACCGCCGATCTTAAAAACTTGTTTCAACGTATAGAGGTATATGAAGATTTGTTTTCTCCGTATGTTTCTGCGAAACTGTATATGGAAGACGGAGTAAACTTGCCTGAAAGTTTTCCGTTTGTGGGTCACGAAAAAGTGGAATTGTCTTTTAAGACAGATGTGAATGCATTTTCTCCTGTTGAGTTGGTGTTTCGTGTGTATAAGTTGGATGCACACAAGATATTGCCAAACGGCAAAGTTCAGCAGTATGTTTTGCATCTAATGAGTGAAGCGGGATTCTTTGATTACTCGCAGTATTGCGGGTATGCCATGAGCGGTCCCGTTTCGGAGATGGTACACGGAATCTTTCGTAAACACTTTCCTGAAAATGTATGGAAAAACCGTTTGTTTGTTCAACCAACAAAAGACAGGTATTCCTTTGTTGTTTCTAGGGCGTTCACGCCTCTCAAAGCCATTAGTTGGTTGTCTACAAAAGCACACAGTGAATCTGGAGATGACTATAGCCCATTCATGTTCTATGAAAGTTTAGACGGACATCGCTTTAGAAGTCTTGGCAGCATATTGGAACTTGCGTCTGCAAACATTCCAACCTATGTGTATACAGTTGCAAACATTGGAGTTCTCGGTGGAGAGCGATCTAGCGTGGGTGGGTCTGGAGTGTTGCCTAGAAGGTATGAAAAGATACAAAAACTAGAAGAGTTGAGTCGCTTTGATGCAGTTTCGAACATAATGAACGGAATGGTGTCGTCTCGGCTCGCGGTTCACGACCTTTTGCGTAAACAGGTACGGGTAACCGATCTTTTTGAGCCAAACTTGTTTCCAAAAATAAAGAAACTAGGCACAGAGCCACACTTCAGGCAAAACGATCCCGAATCGTCGCGGTTGTTTAGTCAAGGAGCAGCGTATTACTATCAACCGTCTACGGGGTACACCGTTTACTCTTCAAACAATCAGATAGCAGACAACTTCAATATAGAGTCCTTGTATTTACGCAGAAAATATCACATCAATTCTTTCCTTGCTCAAAAAATTGCGGTAGAGATATTTGGCGATAGTAGCAGGAGAGTGGGTGATACGGTGCGTGTTCGTGTTCCAAAGCCTCAAGCAGATGTCACGGCAAAGGATGATGTTGAAGATAAGAATTTGAGTGGAGATTATCTTGTCACCGCAATAAGACACACTCTTGCTACAGCATATAGTTGCAAGATGGAACTATCTAAAAATTGTATGGGGGTATAATGACCGAATTTGCTGGACTTGGTGGATTTGTGTGGTGGCACGGTGTCGTGGAAGACACCGCCGATCCGCTGTACCTTGGACGGTGCAGAGTTCGGGTGTTCGGATTCCATTCGGAGGACAAGACGGAACTTCCCACCTCTGCTCTTCCGTGGGCGTATCCCATGCAGCCCATCACCAGTGCTGCGATTTCGGGAATCGGTCAGTCTCCTACGGGACTACTTGCGGGTTCTCATGTGTTTGGATTCTTCAGGGACGGAGACGAAGCACAAGACCCTGTGATGATTGGCTCGTTTGGCGGTATTCCGCTTGAACGAGCCGACACAAGCAAAGGCTTTGCTGATCCGAGCGGACGGTATCCTGCAAAGCCTTCTGATGTAGAGGCAAAGCAGTTTCCAATTGGAGTTTCAGTTATTGGAGAGCAGGACACCAATCGCCTTGCCCGAAACGATGACGAAGAAAAGATGAAGGGTACGGTGGCTGCGTACAGGGCTTCCACCGTTCAGGTGAATATTCCAAGCACACCAGACATTTCTGGTGGTGGCAAGTGGAGCGAGCCACAGACACCCTATGCGGCAGAGTATCCCAAGAACCATGTGAAGTATACCGAGAGTGGACACATTGAAGAATGGGATGATACACCTGGCGCAGAACGAATTCATCAGTTCCACCAGTCAGGAACATTCACCGAAATCGGCAACGGTTGGCAGAACAATCCAGACGGAACCCGTGTGCAGCGAATCGTAGGTGATGACTACGAGATCGTTCACGGGGACAAGAAGGTGTACATAAAGGGACAGCAGGGACTGAATCTTGTGATTGACGGCGCAATCAACCTTACAATTAATGGTGGCGGAAATATTCAGATCAACGGTGACACAAAAATACTGGCGAAGAACAATGTTGACTTGCAGATTGAGGGAACTCTCAAGGCTTCAGGCAAGACCATTGAGTTCTATGCGGATGGCGATATTGGATTCTCTGGTAGAAGCATTTCTTTCATCACCGATAGCAATGTGATGGTCATGCAGCAAGGCAAGCGCATAGAGGTGAACTCTGGCGAGCCTGTGCTGAAGCCCAAGCGGGTGGATGTGAAGGGCGGTGGATCGTGACCTATCGCGGAACCCATCGCAAATACAAAACAGGCTCCTCGCAATACGAGGTGTATTCGTATGGAGATATTGTTGTACGCAACGGCGTATCGTATGTGTGCAATGTAGAAAGCACAAGCGGATACATTCCAGAAGACTCTGGCTCGGGATTTGTGGTTCTTGGTGGAGGCACAGGAGGTAGTGGCGGCGGCACAGTCAATTTTGCATTCAGCCCCACACCTCCTGCATCGCCTAGTGCAGGAGATCAGTGGTTTGACAGCAACAGCGGTATATTGTATGTGTATGTGGTAGACAGCAACAGCGGACAGTGGATTCAGCCTAATGCGGGTTCTCCTTCTGTTGATGGGGGAACCTACACATGAGTATCAATTTTCCTGGTTCACCAAGCAGCGGACAGATTTATGAGTTCAATGGGTTGCAGTGGGAGTGGACTGGAACTGCGTGGCGGTCTTTGGGGTTTTCTCCTGTTGTGTATGTCGCGGGAGCAACTGGCGCAACAGGACCGCAAGGAGCCACTGGACCGCAAGGCAACACTGGTCCGCAAGGTGCTACAGGAACTGCTTCTACCGTAGCAGGTCCAACAGGACCGACAGGACCGCAAGGCAACACTGGTCCGCAAGGCAACACGGGTGCTGCTTCTACGGTGGCAGGTCCAACAG